AATTGAACCAAGATGGGGTATCGCCGGATGTTACGCCCTGCATAAGTGGCTCTATAACCCGCATTTGGAATTGTAATTCTAAAAGCCGGGCAAGCATGTTGTCGATCATGTTCGAGAATGAAAATTCACCGGTTTTGATAAACTCTAAAAAAGCCCCTTGCATATCCGTAAACATAGATTTAAAAGCACTTCTGTATGCTTCGGTTGCTTGAATCTGCTTTCTAAAAGTTTCATCGAGTTCTTTTCTAAATTCAAACTCATAATATGCCTTGGTTTGAGCATTGATTCGGATCTTTTCATCCTCATGGTTATAAAGCTGGTCAAGAAGTTCGAGCCGTTGAGTCAGAAGGGTTTTCTCATCTTGAAAGGTTGTGACACCTAAAAAAGATTTGATATCCGCTGCCCTTTTACGGCTTGTTTCTATCAGTGCTTTCTCACCAACTTCTTGAGTGACTTTCTTCTCATTTATCTGGTCGTTGATCCACTTTCTAAGGTCTTCAAACCCTGCACCTATTGTTGTAGGGTCGAACTGAATATCTTGCAATTTCTCTTTGAACCTTTTTTGAAATTCGGTGTTAAAAGTATTTTCAGCCCCCGTCCTAAGTGCTTTTGCATCCTGGCCTTTCAAAGTTTCTGTTAAAAAACTTGTTAGGGTTTCTATGTTGCCTTTAGTAATTGTCTCCGCTACTTTTACTATCTGGAGTCCAGTCTCGGCTTCAATTTTGGCATAGTTAAAAAGTGCGACTCTTGAAGTCGTATTTAAAAATTCCTCTGCTCTTGCTGATAAAGTTTCACCAGAATGGCTCAAGAGGTCGCTAAAGAATTTGAAGAGGTCTGTGGTTATCAGGGTTCCCGTTTTAGTAAAATCAACTTTGGAAACATCTAAACCTGTTACACCGCCTACAAAATTTTTAATTTCTTGGAGTTGCTTTTCCAAGAGTGCCGGGTCGGTGATCGACTCCATAGGAGAGATGATCAGAGCCTCATAAATAGTTTTAGCAATATCTTCGCGCGTAGCGTCAAAAATTGGTGCGGACATCAATTTTTTTATGTCGTCGAATTTCTCCATCTGGCCTTTGCTCGTGGTATCCAAACGAATACTCTCCCCTGCACTTTTTAGCATTGCATCGGCCTGTTCAAATATTTTACCTGCTACTATTTTTTGGAACTCTACTGTATCATCTTTTCCAAGAATTTCGGAGCGAAATATAACCGTTTGCAATTTCTCAAAGTCTTCATTTCCAATTGCTCCCCCGACTCTGGCATCGATGAGTTGCCGCCTCTTTTGAAAAAAACCGCCTAACGCTCCCCCTGCCGAACCTTCCAATCCTAAAACAGATTTTGTAAGGGCGGACAATTCTTTCTGCCTTTCCAATCTTAGAAGGTCTCTATACCGCTCGCGCACAATTTTATCCGCTTCGGATATTCCTTCGACGACTACGGACATTGTCTCCTTAGCCGCTTTCTCCATTTTCTTATCCGCAATAGTATTAGAAGCTAAAATGCGGCTATCGAAAGTGGATTTTTCTTTGAGTAATGCTTCTCTTTTAGCCCTTAGTTCCTCGGTCTTCCTTTTGACGAACTCGTTCGACGCATCTGGATTAGTATTAAAAGCTATTATGCTTTCTCCAATAGCTTTTATCTCGGAATCGATGAATTTTCTACGCTCTTCTATTCCTTCACTAAATGCTTTCGCAAATACCGTAGGATCCGATTGTTGCCTAAGTGCTATCGCTCTTATTTGCTCGGTATTAAAGTTCTTTTCGAGTATTTCCTTTGCCATTTCCTTTGTAACCATAAAATACTCGTAAGCAGCTCCTTCCAAGCTATCGACACTCCGAAAAAGGATTTTTAAATTTCTTTCTCGCGCTTCTTTGAGTTGGCGGCTGGCCATCTCCTCGAAGTTTGGGCCACCCTCCGAGACAGCCTGTCTTAGAGTAGGAAGAATAAAATTTCGACTTCCTACAGAAAGAGTATTATCGGCTCCCGAATTGTTCTTCATCAGTAATTGTCTTTTCTGGATTGCCACTCGTATCTGTTCCGGTTCATTCACTTTGATTAAGCCTAATTTTGAGGCGATTCCAACTATCACATCGATTAGGTAATTGCCGGATGCACTTAATCCTTTAATAATCGTTTCGGTCAACTGAAACATATCTTCGGAGTAAAGATTACTTATAGCCTTTAGCGTGACTTTCAACTCTTCCCTGAAAGTGGTGAGAACGGATATGATTTCTTTTTCTCTATTATCAAATATCTCTTTGCGAAATTCAAATGGCACATTTTTGATGCTTTCTAAAGTTCCAGAGACCCCTGCTCCGACTTTGGCGGCGGCGGGTCCTAAAGTTCTCTGCAATTCTCGACCGAATAGTGGCAGAAAGTCTCTTGAAAGTAACTGACCAGAGGAAACCAATTTATCTAATTGGCCTTGGGTGACTCCCATTGCTTTAGCGGCCAGTGCGAGGGACCCCGGAAGCCTTTCAGCTAGCTGAAGTCTAAGTTCTTCCATTGACACTTTACCTTTAGAGGCCATTTGGGATAGAGCATACATTACACCTTCGGTTTCTTCGCCTGAGAGCCTAAACACCGCCTGAGCTTGTGAAATGCCCTCAAATACGGAACGAATATCCTTCAATGGTAAGCCGATTTGAGCAGCAGAAGCGTAAAATTTACTAGAGGACTTTAGCATTGATTCGATATTAAGGTTATACCTTTTAGACAAATCGACAAGGTATTCCATTTCTCGTATGGCGGCTTTATCGGAGCCGAGCGAGAAAGTTAAAAATGTTCTTGCTTCTATCTAATAATGTGCTAATTTCTAAAAGTCTATCTAACTCATTTCGTATAGTGTGAAGTCCGGTTGCTAAAGTTGCAACTCCTAATGTTAAGGCTCCAATTCTAGCCCCGGTGGAAACGAAAGATTTTATTCCCTGTGCTGCACTTGAAATTCCTCTTGATACCAATAGAGTTGAAGAACCCAAAGATGAGAAAGCGTGGGCGACTCGATTCACCCTTCCACCACTTTGCTGAACTGTCCGATTAAAATTTTCAAAGTTTTTTGTCACTTCTTTTGTGACATCTTTACTGACTGGAGTCGATTGAGCGAAGTCGAAACCTGCCATTCCGGTTCTTTTAGCGGACTCTCTAGCAAAAGCTAGCGCACCTTCGCGCCTTTTTATTTCAAAATCCAAGTCTGCTATAGCTTTTTCTCTGTGCGGGGGTCCCCGATATGAGAGTTTGAAACCTGTCATGGAAAAGTGGGGTGGATCTTAAAGAATTAAGTCTACTAGCGGCTTCACTAATGTCATATTGTCTTGCATTAAAAATTTTTTTACTTAGGGTTTCGGCTCTCTTTGCCTCGCTCAACTGTTGCCGTTCGCCATCTCGTTGAGCTTTCTCTTGGGCCTTTACGCCATCCCTTCGCTCTTTTTCTTGGGCCTTTTCGCGGTCCCGTCGAGCTTTCTCTTGAGCCTTTTTGCGGTCTTCTTGCGCAGCCTTTATAGCATCCGATAACTCCCCTTCATAATCGGTGAGTTGTTTAGCTAAGGCTTTATTCCTAGTGTCAGTGGCTTTTAGTTCGTCCGAAAACGCCCTTTCATCTATTCTTTTCTGGTCATCCCGATACTTTTTCTGGGAATTCAGTCTTTGAGTTAAATAACTGCGGTCAATTCTATCCGACCAAGCTCGAAAAGTATTTCTTTTCTTTTGCTGCTTTTGAGACATCGAAGTTGACAAGGCTTCCGCTTCGATCTCTTTTTCGATAGCATCTATTCGGCTTTCAACGCCGGATTTGATAATATCGGTCTGTTTGTTCTGGGTCTTTTTGAGTGCTTTCTCAGCCTTTTTGCCCTTAGCGGTTATCTCGGAATCGCTGGCCCCTGGGACTATTGAATCATCTTTAGATTTCTTTGTACGACCCTTTGAAGCTACGCCTTTGCTTAACTTCTCTAATCTATCTTCAACCTGTTTAAGTTTGAGGAGGAGCTTGTCTAAATCATCGATTCCCGATTTAGTATTTATTTTTAAATCAACACTCATGCTCTCTCCTACGACCTGTCCAAGATGTATACTTATTTTACCATGAAACTAAACTTGCTTATATTCATCTTGCTTTGAATTGGCATGTTTGATAATAACTTCATCCATTGCTAGAAAGCATTCGATGTACAGTCTTCTGGTATTCCTATTATCTATCTCATTTTCGTCTAAATAGGAAATAATTGTACTATATTCAATCGGAGAGACAGAAAAGCCTCCCGAACCTCTAGTTTGATTTAAGGTTTGGAAGGCTCTCCAAATAAGATCGAGCTTCTTAGATAACTTAGGTAGTTCTTTTAAAGGTTTAGAAATATGTCCTTTTGCCAACCTTTTCTTGAACATTTCAAGAGAGGGCGACCATTTTAGTGTCCACTCTAATTTTTTTTTAATACCGCTTTTGCTTTTTCTATATCCTGAATCATGAAGTTTTCTTTGGCATTTGCAGCATTAAAAACCAATTCAAAGAAATCAGGAAAAGAAGTAAAGTACTCTTCGGCTCTATCAGAAGAAAAAGGGATCTCTTCATCCGAAGAATCGTCATATTTTATACCTCTCCAGTCAAGAATCAGCGACTTAGCCGCCGCCTTTCTGATAACTTCGGTATAAATGTCCGATTCTAAAATTCCAAGAGTTAGGGCTTCTTTATGAGGCTCCATAAGAACTTCTAACTGCTGCTTGTATTTGACACTATTTGTCCTGCGAATAAACACTTCAACTTTTGAACTGTTTCTTTCTACGAGTGTCACCCATCTACCGTGGTCACAAGCATCTTTATCCACTCCAAAAGCATCTAAAAAAAGACTAGACATTGAACTCCTATTAGTATCGGGGCCAATCGGCCCCTTTTACCTTACGCTGCATTAAACTTATCGACCTGAATGGAGCATCCAGAAGCGGGGTCTAAAATAGCTTGGAAATCACATGATACCACAATTGGCTGATTTACACCTGGAATCGTGGCAGGAAAATTTACCAACTTCATATTTGGTAAAGTGATGATGTAAGCATTTCCATTTTGGTCTTCGATGATTTTAGACATTGAAAAACTCGTATTGTTCTTCGCCTTATTAAAATAAGTGTTGTCCTCAAAATACATTGAGATGCTTCCCGTGACGGCGCAATATCCTCGATTGATTTGGATAGGATAGATGTTACGAATGGCCTGATTAGGCTCTAAGCCCCTATCGATACTGATACTCATGGACTGAATATCTAAAGTTGTGGGGGAAGAATCCTCAAAGATTTCCAAAATGGAAACGGATGAGGTGGTGATGGGGGTTGTTGCCGCAGCCACTACCGCTCCGGTGGATGCTGTTGCACTTGCGGATGTACCTTGGCGACCCATGAAGGCTACGGTCCCAGTGATCTTGTCAGCCGCTGGCATTTCGATTCCCAGGGTATTAACCTTAAGACCCGAAAAAAGCAAATATTCCCCGATATCTAAAAACCCCTTTTCGACAATATAGGATTTATCTACAATACCATTTTTAATTCTGCCGCCAGAATAAATGGTTGCGCCGCTTGTGGTTTCCGTAGTTAGTGTAATACCATCAAGAATGACTTTATTACCGTTTCCACTGTATACTGACTACTTGAGCATAATTGTTGTTTGAAGCATTAGCTAGTACCAGAAATCCTAATCCACTGGTGCTAGACTAATTGCCAAGTTACTTTCCGGCATCCGTGATACTATTATCTACGGATGAGAAAGCTAAAGACGGTATACTGACTAAATTCACGGCATTTGCAAAATCGGATGTCAATGCTCCCTCAAAAATTAAATCTTGAACTGGACTGTAAGAAAATTCAAAGCCGAACCCACCTGAAGCCATTTCAGAAACCTTGATAACATCCGGGATGTTCTGGTCTGACCTTACTTCTTCGGATTGAACTTTGTTAATTTCGTTGATCAAATCATCATCAGTAAACCTTACCGCATTAAATGCTACGGAGGGGACTTGCCCCCAACCGCCTATTTCCTCGGCGATAGCGAGTTGTGTCCTACTGGAATTGGCAGAAGCCATGTTCCCCTCCTAAATTTCCTAAAGTTTGAATTGCCATGTCTTCTATTTTACCATTTTATGACAACCTAAAAAAATTTTCTTTGACGGAGTTGCTATTTTTCGATTTTTGTGTTAGGGATTATAAAACTTGTAACTGTCGAAATTTATCAGGTAGGTTTTACACCAATAGCCCTTTTTATACCTTCCAACATTCTGAACGGAAATTGGGCCGAACACAACATTAGTTATGACCCCATTTGATTGAAAAATAGAGTGAATTCTGTCCTCAATATCCAGCATATCCCCTGGCCCGGAGTTTTCGGGACAATATGCCGTAATCATAACAACACCGGCCCGATTTCTAGTGGAATGTACGCCTATTGAAATCGCTTGTGATTCCGTGGAGGTTACAGCAAAATAAATATATGGAATTTTGTTCGAGGGTGGCTCGAAGCTGAGGTTTTCTTCGGCTACTGGTGTCAGGTCATCCCATTCCGCCATAAATTCGTTTCTAATTGCTATGTAGTCGAGTTTAGCGGTCATTATTTCCCTATCCTTAATGCTAATTCTAATTCAGCCATCGAGATCAATTCATTTAAACCTATGACTTCCTCAGTGTAAGGCACATTATTAAATAGATAAATAGCCTCACCCTTCAGCCACTTTGCCATCTTACGATTTGTTAATTTTGAAGCGAAAGAGGATAATTTATCCTTCTGCATATCAACTACTTCATAGGGGTCATAATTGTCTCTTGTGCCGCCTCTATCGAATGGGGCATGGGAGATATAGGTTCTTTTTTCGGATTCATACATTAAGTTCCAAGAGGTTCCAAACCAACCTGTTTCATAAGCGTTTGGGTCCCCATCAAAGGGTTGGGTTATTTCAATCAACTCTTTCGCGAATGCTTCGATATGTGGGACGACTTGCGCTATCAGGGAGAGGTGAATTTGTTCCCGAATCTCATCCATATATTTCTTGAGTTTGGCCTTGTCAATGTGGGCATAAATTTTCATTATCGCCTTATTTGAAGTTCTCTCAAGACTTTCTCTTCGTCGGCGTAGGTATCCTTAAACTGAACAACACTATATTCTAACCCATCAATCAAAACTTTGTCGGCATTAGGTTTTACAGATCCGACTAATACTTGAGCCGATACAAGCAGCTTCAAATCTTGAGCTAAGATATTCTTGTTATCTACACTGGCAGAATCGAACGAAGATATTCTAGCCTTCATATCACTTATAACCGACACTTTGGCCGGTTTCAATGTGAGAGGGTCCAAGGTAGAAGAGATGGAAACCGATATATAAGATACCGTTTTTTGGGTATCCAGAAGCCTCGAAGCGAGGGCTAGAAACCTTTCATCTCGTGCCGTTGCCATTATGCCCTACCAATAGGAATAAACCCCGCTAAACCGTTCGATTGGAGGTAGTCCCTTAATAGGTTTTTTATTGTGGAATAAGAGACATCATAAACTAGGGAATCTTTATCGTACTCGACTTCTAAAGTATCGATTTTCTCTTTTATAACCGCTCTAGTTTTATCCGGTGCTAAATCAACAAAAGTTGTGACTCCGTTTTCCAGTGATCCAATAGATTTTTTTGAAGCTTCTAAAGTTGCATCCAAAACTTTTCTTGGGATATAATTGGGGTCTGCATCCGAGCCAGAAGGAACATTGTATGGCAGCCCATATCTGGGAAATTCTAGGGATTGAGTATCCGTCAACTTTTCCCCGATAAAAACCATAGCACTATCAATGTATTGAGTGCCCCGTATCAATGCCCTCTTTTTATCGTCCTCGGCTATACTTACCCAAGTAGTAAAAAAGGAGCCGCCCATGTTTTCAAAGTATTGGTCCGCATACGGGATGCTGACATAAGTGTTGGCGTTCTCACCGGATACCGTAAAATCAAATTGAATTGCCACACTACACCGAGCCTTTGAATTGTTGGGCGGTTATATTAAATGTCGGAATCGATATCGGCTTTTAACCTACCTCGTCCCCGCTTCTTAACTTCTTCCTCTACCACTTCATTTTCTTCGATGATTTCTACTTTAGGGGTTTCCTCTTTAGTAGTTTCATCTTTAGGAAGTTCTAATTTCTTAGATTCGATTAGTCTTACCCCAGGAACAGTGTCTAATACCGCGATTTCTTGGGGATCAGATGTGATATAGGATTTGGTTTTCGGGTCAGCTTTGATGGTTGAGCCTTTAGATCGAATCCAGATAGCCCCGTTAAACTCATACAAATTTCTTACATTTTCTGACATTTTGATCCTTTAAAAGCCGGACAACCGAAGCAGTCCGGCCATTACAAGTTATGCTATGATTGAATCTACGCTTGTCTTGGTGGTCAAGGTTTTTCCAGCTAAAACAATATTAGATGGGGCCGCCTTAAAGGTCATGGCCTCACCCGCTACCCAAGTACCGTCATAAACCAGTGTCAGTGCGACATAACCATTGGTTATTGTAGCATTTCCAGAGGTTCCGCCGATCTCAAGAATAGATACTGTCCCCGCCGAAGAACCCAACGATACCGCTACAGGCATAGCTAATCCGTCGGACCATAAGCAATGATCTCCGTCAGTGCTCTTTAACTCGACTAACACGGTTCGGGAAAACCCGTCACCGCCAATGGCGGCATTAACGGCGGCTGCGGAGCTTCCAGCAGTTGTTGGAGTCACGCTCAGGTTGAAAGAACCATTGAGTGCCTGTGCGATACTATGAATATGCTTGCGTACCGCAGGTTGAATACCAGTTGTATCTAAAATTCCCATGTCCGACCCCCCTAATTAAACCGCAAGACCGGTTAATTTACCATGCAACGAACCGTGCATGTAATCAATAGACGCAAGGGTAACAAGTTGGTGTTTCTGGGCCATACCAGTTCTTGCCAACAATTCCAATACAACTTCACGACCATCCATTTGAGGGATGAACACCGGCTCAATGAATGCGGCATCAACTACTGCAATTGAAGAGGATGCTAAGGTGTTAGGAACATATAACACATCGCACTTACCGAAAGTATGATAAAGTCTCTGAAGTCTTACACCCGCTACGAACCTGTCGGTCGGCTCAAAAGCGAAGGCATTGTCCAGATTAGCTTTTTGAGCCGCAGGAACCAAGATGAATGAATCCTGGAATTTGGCACCATTGTCGGCCATTTCTTTAAACAGGGCATTCATCAGGGCTTTATCAAGAGGTGCTCCATCAGCCGCTACTGCAGCGATATTAGAATCGTTCAGAATACCTCTCATTTGAGAAGCGGTAGTAGCGTCTACGCCTTTTTGATAAGTACCATTCAAATAGTGGAATTCCAGGTCGAGGCGCATCTGTGCCATGTTAGCTTCGATTTGAAACACCAATTCATTAGTTACAATGGTCGCATCGGCTTGATTTAAACCAGCCCTGCGAGCCAAAGAAAACAATTTCATGTCCGTCAAATTGATAGTATACTGAAAAATTTGTGCGGACTGAATCTCTTGACTACGAGTATAAGTAATCGCTGTTGGGGCGGTTACAGAATCCGCTTCGGTGATAGCTTTTTGAGCTGGAGTTTCCAGGTCATAATCTTGACTCAAAGCGAAGTCGATATCATAAACCCGTCTAGGGGTTTTATCCGCCAACAACTGTAGAAAATTAGTCGTACCTTTTGTGCCGGGTAAAAATACCTCGCCCAAATAATTCAAGGAATTAAAATTTGTGCCTAAACCGCTTACATTTGCCATTTTGAAACCCTCCCAGGTTCTTTAATTCGTTTTACATAGCATAGGAGTCGATTTCGTGCTGGGCGAATCCGGCTGCCATAGCCTGACCTAGAATATCTAGTCGCCTCTTGCTATCCGGTGACTTCCTTGCTTCTGCATATTGTAACTGTAATTTCTTCTTAAGATTAGCTCTGGAAACTGAATCCGAGCTGGAACTTCCTTGTGCGGAAGTTGTTGGAGTTCCGGGTGCGGCCTTTACCATGAAGTATTGACCATCTTCACTCGTTTTCAAAACATTCACGAGGTCTTTGAAATCATTCTTAACAAAATCACCTAGCTTTTTATCAAGTTTCTCAGTTGCACCTTCAGCATTTCTGATGATAGGAATAAAATTCCCATCTTCATCCTGTTCGACAGTATAAAGTTTCTTGGCCTGAAATTTTAGATATTCTAAGTGGGATGCTCCGCCACCTTGCTTGATAATTTCGGATTCAATTTGTCTCTCGAAATCATTAAGGGCATGTTTCTTAGCAATCTCTAAAATCTTCAAGTTATACTCTCGTTCTTGCTCTTCGAGCTTCTCTTGCAACTGTTGAATTTTCTTAGCTGACTCCTTATCGTTGGAAGCGTTTTTCAATTGTTCTTCAAGGTTTTTAACCTTCAACTGATTTTCTTCTAAAGATTTTGTAGCCTTCTTAAGTTGGGATTCCAGTTCACGATTGGTCTTATTGACTTTATTAAGAGTCATTTTCAACTTCTCTAACTGTTCTCCTGTTGCCGGGTCATTTGCAGCGTCTTGGGTAGAAGCGTTAGTTTCAGATTCCGTTTCAGTTCCTGTAACCCCATCTTCTTGTACGCCATCTTGATTTTCTTCAAACATCGTGAGACCTTTCAGCTATTACAGCCGTCGAATTAACCCGTTACGGGTTTACTAAGTATTATTCTATCACCTAATTGGGCGTAGAAAAAAACTATTTGACTTTTTAAAGATTTTTTGCTTTAGCCTGAAATTCGGCCAAAGTCAATATTTTTTTTGAACTGGGGGATTTGATATTAGGAGATAACCCTAATTCTAAGATTTCGGCTTTATCGGCATTGCTTAAGCTCTCGTACCATTGAGCAAAATTTGAAAGGTCGATACTTGATTCTTTGCCGATGCGGGTTATAGGTACTATAAAAGACCTGCAGTGCCAGTGGAGCGGTGGTTCAGGTAGGTCCTCCAGTTTGTTTTTTATTGTCCCGTCTAATGACCTACAAAGTCGAGTCGTATGTTCATCTAGGATGGCCGAGAACTTGTAGGCGATTAGAAGCCTCTCAGAATCCCACACTTTTTTCTTAACTTTTGACGCGACATGAAAATAAAGAGTGTTTATGAGACTTGTTATTTGTGTCTCAATTCTAGGGAGAGAAGTAATGAACTCTTCCGGTTTTATACCTTCCAAACCGTATTGGGTGGCATCCCATTTCATATAGGATATCTGTTTTTTGAAGATATTATTTGCATCGGTTTTAAATTTGTGGCTTAAAACTTTCTTATCCTTATGGGAAATCACCTGTATTGGACTTGCTAAAGTAGACAGTATTAAGGGCGGTATTTCTTTCTTCTTATTAGCTTCTTGTTCTTCGGTCGGCCTACTGTTCCGATATAAAATACTGTTGTTAATAGCCAAAGTAGAATCATAAATTATCTCGATTACCTTTTTAGTTTCTTCCTGAGTGAGAGATATGAACGAGTCTAGTAGCTTATAAAGGTCCGCTTCCATTCTCTTAATTTGGGCTAAAATGATCCCCTTATTTCCCAATTCAGCAATGATGCTTAGATGCTTTTCAAAAACTCTCTTCAAACTTAAAGTTATTTTGTTTGGAATAGAGGATTTAAACCTAGACAAATACACCTGTTGCAAGGTGTATTTGTCGAACAGTTTTTCATCTTGGGACTTTTGGGCCATTACTCGGTTGCATCATTTATTGTGGGTTCATAGGACTCACTGGTATCTGGTGCTTCAATTTCTAAGGTTTTATCCCTTATATCCGTATTAGCTTGCCCATTGATCCTCAATCGTTCGCTGACAGCATCGATGTCATGGGGTAATATCTCGCCGCGTTTTAGAACTTCCAAAAGAGTGTCAAAACTTAGCTGGCCTAAAACATTCATTTTTGAAAGAAGAGCCGCTGTAGTTGGGTCTAAGGATAGCATATTCAAATCGTTGTTGAACTTGAAAATTACGGTTTTATCTTGTTCTATACCCTCTAAATAACCGTATTCGACCAAGGCTCGATTGAAAGCATTTTGTAAACTGAGAACGGTACTCAGAAGAGCGGAAACTTGAATTTCCCTATCATTACTGATTTCTGTGGCCGTGGTCCTCGTGTGAGATTTTTTCTCCGCTACAAAACTTAACCCTTCCTCAAAAATTCTCCTTTTATTGTCCTCAACCCCTTTTCGAGCTTCGGCGAGTCCCTGGGAATTGGTGGTTATTTGTCCCACTTTAGCATCCGCATCCGGCACCACCAAAATACGGTTCGTGCCCATACCGCCTGAAAGTCCCAGTTCATCTGCCGGTAGTTTTGAGGTAATGTAGACCGAGGTATAACAAGAATGTTCTTCGCCATGATCTAAATCGGATCTTTTATTCATATCCATGATTTGTGCCCAGGCCATCTCAAGTAGAGGTGGTTCGGCTACAAATCTTGGTTCGCCCTTCTTCTTTTTGGAATAAATCGGATATAGTGGAATCTCCCTATAACCGTGTTCCCCCTCCGACTCAAGCTCAAATTTACCGTGTTCGTTTTGTTTGTAGAGGCGATAATCTTTGCGATTAACCCACAGTCTTTTTGGCTGTCGTGAATGGGGGTCCAGATTGATTACAATATAATCTAAAACTAACTGACCCGCATCACTCATCACATGGTTCCAATCTAGGAGATCGTCCGCCTTAATAAGTGTGAACCAAGTTCTACCAGTAGAAGCGAATTCTTTCGCGGTTACTTCCTTGGAGCGGGAGGTTTGAACATAAATAAAGGCTATACCGTCTTCAATTGCTGCCCGTAGACAGTCCTGCCCAAACATATTAAGATTATCGCCTTCAAAATTGATATTTTCTGCGAGTTTTTCAATTTTAGGGGGTGGGCTTCCTGTTATATAAGCTGGCTTTCTAAAAACCATACCGACATAGGTGTCAATAGTTTTTCCCACATATTGGGACATTAGAAGTTTGTTGACTCGAATAAAATATTCGGTCTCGGTCTCTTTTTCTTTCTGAGGGAAGTAATCTATGCAATTATAGTTGTAAGTAGAAAAGACCGCTCTACCTAGTCTCGCTCTGTTTACAAAGTAGTAATGCGCCCATTCGCGCATTTTCATTGTTCCTTCTAAAACATCCGATATGATCTTTCTTTTAAGAGCGTATTTTGCATAAGACGGGTGAAGTTCATCAATATCCTTCCCACCCTCTTCTTTGCCATAAACTTCCCCATAAGACATAGCGATTCCACTTGTGTCTTTGAAAAGTTCGTTGGATTTATCTTCTCTGTAAATTACCTGACTGATATCGGTGGCCATTCTTACCTCGCGGATTGTTCAAGATATGCCTTTATAATATCATGAATCGCGAAGTGAGAAAGTTCTAATTTGATTTGAGGACCTACGGCCATTCAACCGTAGGCCCTTTAAATTATCTTAAAAAACTGGTTCCCCAACCTTTGCTTAATACTAGAGAAATTCTCTAATTGAACCACGCCATTTTTATAGATAATATTCATGGCTCTTGAGAGGTTTGTCGGCTCCAATTCTTTACCGTTACAAAGTGTTAAAAAACCTCCATTACCATCGGACCTAACAGTGAGTTCCCCGAATTTAGATTTCTTGCCGATATCCGTAACCGGGTCTTTNTAAACCGGGTGGGCCACCCCGCCTGATCTTGTAATCGAGGACATTTTTAGAGCGAAGCCGAGCGTGTCTCTATCTACTTTCTGAAGAAGTGCACCACCCATACCGAAGCAGATATTATCGACACTGAAACCTTCCAAATGTAGCATTTCCAGAATGCTTCTTATAGAGTCGTAATTAACTCCATCGCCNTGGATAATACTAACATTGTTGATTTTTTTAAAGCCCTTTGAATTTGTTGTATACCCAAACTTCGTACTCAAAATGTTCAGAAGTTTTTGCAAGACTACGACTGGCTCTCCCGAATCCGGTCGCAAAACAACCCAAGAATTCGAGTTTAAGACTTCCGTTTTTAACTCTTCCCCCCAAATTTTTTCGGCGGCATTAAAGACATCATACGAATCTATAACCACGGCAAAAATAGAATTTGGGAATTTTTGGAGCATATTTCGATATGCTTGAATTTCATTTTCTCTTCCCCAAGAGGTAATGGTAGAATGCTCCGCCGCAGCTATGGTTCTAATGAAATTCGAGCTATCTTCCAAGTAAATATCCTCGATTACTTCACTTGCTACGAAAGTATCGCTCCCCATGAAATTTAATAAATGTGCCGCCCCACCGATGGCCCCGGATTCATAGGAAGAAACACCTCGACCCCCGAAGTCGTGGAGTTTAAAGGGTAGGGTGGACATATCAGATCCGTCTCGAATCATATATTCGCGAAGCATCTTCTTAACATGGTAGCTTAAGGTTGCTACAGTTGAAGGGTACCAATTTCTAACAAAGATAGATTCCAAATAGCCTGGAAGCCATGCAAATTCTGGGTCGGTGCTTTTCAAAATCATGTAGGGTGTTCCGACGGGTATAACCGTACCTTCGGGGAGAGCTTGGATTTCTATTGGAAAATGGTTGGGGTATTTTTGAACCAACTTAAGCCAAGCCTCGGTGTTGAACGATGCCCCAATTTTCTTAAACTTTGTGGCTGCTTCGAGAATCTCTCTTACAGTTGGTACCTTATCAACAATCTCTCTTAGAATTGCTATTTGTAACCCGAAAACAACATGCTCTTCAAACACTTTTGAAGACCTAGCCTCCATGTAACCATAATAGCCTACCATATCAGGTGGGTACTGGAAAATGTGTGAGGGCTTGTAACCGTCTGTGTTCCATAATAAACTTTTTGTCATACGAAAAAATCCTTTCCGTTATGAAGTAAGACCTCTTCTTACTTCTTTTGTAAGTAATAAATGCAAGAACTGGTTAGTTGCTTGAACTCGTTAATAATGTGAATGTGGTCCTCAAACATAATATCGGTTCTTTTCTGAATATCCGTGATCAAATACCAGCTTGCCGATTTAGCATCGTCGCCACCTTTAACTTTAGGTAAAGTTTGTGGTGGGAGTTGAATATGATAAGCGTGTGTGATTATTCGATACCGGTCAGAACGATGAATTGCGTCAAAAACTTTGCTACCTACTATACAGCCTCGCAAAACTTTTTCTGGAATCTTTATCTTAGTTTCTTCAAGTAGCTCGCGGATCATTCCGTCTTCCACCCTTTCTTTAGAGCCTAAATAACCCCCAGGCAGGGCTAGGAGTCCTTGGCCCGGCTGTGCCCCTCTTTTAACCAAGAGAATATGTGGTCCACAGGTTACGACCGCATCTACCGTGACCAAAATTGGTCCACCCCATCTTTGAACCGCTGGACAATCCCACTTTTCTTTATTTTCCTTGACAAAGACCGTTGTCTCTTTCAGTTCTTGGTATAGTGGGGACAGAGCGAATTTTTTGAGAAATTTAGCGGTCGCTGGTGGGCACCCCTCGATTTTACCACTTGTAAAAAATTGTTCCCTAATATCCGTGGCGTTCATGGTATCCGGTGAAATTTCGAGGTGATCCTCCCATTGGGAATCTCTTTGGGATAAAAACATATCCAGATAATTAGAAGTGTAATCCTTCTTATACCCCAATAAACAAGGTTTTAATGTTGGGTATTCTTTTTGTATCATGCTGATAACTTCAGAAAACCATACATCGTCGTGGTATAAAGTATCCTTCATGGCCAATATATCCGCTTCGGGATATAGCTCGGATATTACTTTTCCCCGTTCTTCTGCTGTAAAGGGGTTTCTGAGGGTTCTAGGTTGACCCGATGAGCCGATTATAAATAGGAATTTTTCATACGATTTAAAATTCTTATCGACTATTTTCTTATGGCCTAAATGAAAGGGTTGAAACCTTCCAATAAATACTCCGAGTTTGCCTTGTTTCATAAACATCCTTTATGAATTTCGCTGTTAGACCTTTTCTAACATTGATTGATTATAAACCTATGAGCATCTTTTGTCAAGCTATCTTGTTTCTTCTCCTGTGGTAAGGCTGTACTGGCGGGATTTGATTCCGTGCTTAATTGGAAATTTGTAGTGTACAAAGTACCCTATTGCATCCGGTAAGTGGTCAAAATCCCCAGTCTTATCCGGTGTCCCATCATCTTTCCATGCTTGTTGTTCGAGTGAATCGACGAGATTCGGGCAGGATTTTTGATTGACATAATATCTTATTTCACCCTTGGCATTTTTCATTAAGACATTAACTGCTAGCACCCTGTCGGCCACCGCAGGATTTTTTGACGGGTAGCGTACTTTAAAACCGGATTTTTGCAAAAGTTGGATATCGCTCGTGGACGCGGAGTTTGTGGACCTAGAGGTACCAGATGCGTCCGGGTAAACATAAATTTCATGTTCATCTAAGCTGAAGTCTTTCTTTATTTTATCTATCATGTCAGGGGTATCTTTCAACTTGTAGTATTCTTTCACAGCATGAACAGTGTCTCCACGAATCACATGGACTACCGCTGCCATTTTATCCACATTGAAGTCCATTCCAATATGGAGAGTGTCGCCCATGACCCCGCGAGCTACGGAACCCTTTGAAATTACTGTTTGGCATGAGTTCGCCACCTTATCGAATGCCCTGTAGACTCGGCCTGATTTAAGGTTTACATATTTTCCTTGCACATAAGCTGTAAATAAGAGATCATCATAATTACTTCGCAAGTTTTCAATGTAATCTTCGGGCAGGTTCCTTTGATTGGAATAAGTTGTGGCTTCGTAAGTTACATACCCCTTTTTAGCCGCCTTTACCGGATCCTTACCCCATGTCTGATATACAAACCTAAAACCTTCGGGTGTGGTTCCGACGGCTATAGTGTTGCGGAAACCATTTGGCAATTTCTGACGGTTCCTAGATAGGATCTTTTCCCAACATTTTTTTGCATGTTCAACTTGTAGGGTATCCAGCTCATCAACTAAGCTGTGGGCGACCTCATAACCTACGATTTTATCTGGATTATCGAGAGTTCTAAAAATGATCTTACCCTTCCCAAATATCTCTAGGGTTTTTTCGGTTTTATTAAGAGAATATTTTAGGTTTAGGGTATCCAGTTTGCTGGTGAATCTAGGATAACCGATCTGAGTGATCAAGTCGTAGGTGGGCAGGTAATATGCTACGGCATGTCTCGGAAATTGAATTTTAAGTTTAATGGCCCGTGAAATTAGGGCTTCTGTTTTACCTGCCCCGAAGCCTCCCAAAAATAGGGGAAATCTCTCAGGAGAATTTATAAAAGCTACTTGCGGCTTTGACGCTGAGGCTATCGCCTTTATTCTCTTTGAGGACTTTGGAATTAACATTATTCTTCCTCGTCGTCATTTTCTTCCTCTGGAATAGATTCTTCCTCTAGTGCGACTTCTTCGTCCTCATCATATTCCACGAACTCGATTCCTTCAAATTGCGAGTTATGCGATTCACCGGAACTTACATCGACTTTAGGTTTATCGGATTGCCCCAAGTATTCCGTACCGAGCCACTTTAGCATGGGGACACTACCCTCTTTTAAAGCTACCTGTACTTGTTTCTGACGGATATTGGCTATCAAAGCACCGTGGGATTTTTGAATAATATCAACAATCTCTTTATCTTTTTCTAAACGAGAGGGTTTTACCCCCAAAACCATTGCGATTTCGGGGGTAGATAAACCCGTTGATGCCAAATTCCCTATCATATCCCGGTCTAATGGGGGCTGAGTGTCCAACCTGGATTTATTCAGGACGGCTTTTTTATCGATTGTAAAATTTGGCATTTCAAATTAGCTTTTCCTGTTATCGGTCTTAGTCCAAAAAGGAATTGCAGTGGTAGCAGGATTTGTAGCCGGGATACTTTTTGAGCCGACTTTACCTTCAGTACACTGTAAACGGCCTACAAACGATGGCTTGTAAAACATATTTCCTCCCTAAAAGAAATAAACTAGATAAAGGGTTACTCTATCTAGTTTACCATTTGGGACGATTCTTTAAAAAATTATTTGTCTTTTGGACTGCTTGTAATAGTATGGGAATACCATATATCACCCCTTTGAGGGTGAGCATACGGTTCCTTTAACCTCTCAGAAGGGTGAGGGTACCACCAGTCTGGTTTCCAAGATTTGTTATAAAGCTCGTTTACCCTGTCGTTTAACATCTTGCATTCAATTCTGAGAGCATCATTATCCTCTAAAATGCTGGCCCTCTCATCCTCTAAGGTTTTAATTTTCTCTTTTAAATCGTTAAGTGTCACCGTAAGATTTAAAACCAACTTGGCGAACGCCTCTACTTCGTGCAAATTCATTATTCCTCCCTCTTATTACAAAAAGTCTTCACCAGATGTTCCTCTATCCGACCCAATTCTATCAAATTTTCACGACGCGACGAATCCCCATAAGCTTCGTAGTCGAATTCTACGGCTGGATTCCTTTTATGCTCAGTCTCTTTGAATTTTCTGATAATTTTTTCAAGAGTTTCGCTAGGTATTTCTTCACCTTCTAAGAATTGGTCTAATAAATCATAATCAAACCCGAAACCTTCGGAATCGGGCTTTCCGGGATTCAATTCTTCCAAATCAGCCGTCGGCACTTTATTAACGATGCTTTTGGGGGCATTTAAAAACTCCGCCGACATTTTTATGAGTGTCTTATTTAACCCATTTAATATCAAGAGATCGCATGCTCCGTCCCCATGTTTTGTGAAGAACCCCATGACTGCTTCCGAATTGTGGTCCGTGCCCAAGACTACGCCGCCTTCGACTCCTGCTAAATAGTACTGTGCCGCCATTCTCACCCTCGCCTTTATATTTCCCTTATGAAAATCTTCGGATGAAGTTTTTGTCCCCGTAACACCTAAAGATTTTTCTAAGGAATCTACCGACTCTTTAATGTTGACGGTACGGATCTCGTCGGGCCTAATCCAGTCTAGTGCCGCCTGAGCATCATTTTCGTCGCGTTGCTCCCCATAGGGTAGGCGAACCGCTATAAACTTTTTTTCCTTCCCATACATCGAGCGGTATCTCTTGCAAGCGATCTGGGCTATTTTCCCTGCCAATGCGGAATCAACCCCACCGCTGATACCTAATACGAAACCTTTGACCCCGCCATTCCTTTCTAAAAATTTGACCAGATAATTGACCCGCATCGATATTTCCCTTAAAGGGTTAAAGTACTTTCTGGATATTACGAAGTATTTGTCCAATATAAGATGCTTCTCTTCGGCGATTTGTTTGTAGTCCATTATTCCTCCCTCTTATTCCATAGATTTGTAAATTCTTCGACGCATTGATAAAATACCTCATTTACCAATTTATAATTTGGCTCCTGCGGTATGCAGGTCTTCTCGAACAACCTGCAAAGATCCCAAAGTCCATCGGTAGAGATTTTGACAATATCTTCGTGCGGAATACGACCTTCCCTCACCGCCTTAATAAATTCCAAATTTTTTCCGTAAAGGACCGGGCTTAAGTCTGCTTCCCTTGCGACTTGGATCCCATTAAAAATCAGTCTTAGTCCGTGAGCCGCTTCCTTCGGTTTTGTGGCGCGGTTTTTGTTTTCCAATGTTTTTAACATGGCTTTTGCAAACCCATAGTATGCGGTTTTGACTCGCTTACTTAGAAATTGGTGCCGGATGTTGTAAAACTTTTCCCAAAAATTTGTTTTGAAAGTTTCCTCCAACCAAAATTCTTTCGGTGTGAAGAGCATTTCCAAGATATTTGGGTTGCCTTGTAAAGCCAACTTTAAGAATTTTCTAAGGTCATAATTTACAATGTCGGTTTTTTCGTCCAAATGTCTTTGTTCACCCTTTTTATCTGGCGACAAGCAGACATACTCTTGAAAATTTGCAATGTAAATTCCTCTATAATCCCTATCGGATTCATAGTTGGGATCCGTAGGGTGTTCGCCTTTGCGATATGCCGTTCCATATAAGTGTGACCCCTGAATAGAATTAAAAATTAACATTTTCATATTTCCTCCTTTGGCCCACTCTACCACTCAAAGCTATCCGCGTCAAGATAAACTTGGGAATGCCGTCTATTCACTTTGTCCGGGGGATTTGGAGGCATAATACTTTCATGTGCCACTCTAATGAATGCCCTCCAACAGTGCTCCTCTGATGGTCGACCCCGATGTATTGTTAGCTGGTCGATTTCCAACCATTTTTTCGGAGTAATGGAATATGTTATGCCGTCGAAAAGCATTATTTGTGTTAAAGGTGCTCCGCTGACCCACAAATAAATGGGTTTCTCAGTTTCTACTTTGCTAAAATCGCGTTCACCGTTTTCATCCCTGGGTACAAGATCGCAGTGCCAATTGGGTATACATGGGTATTGTTTTGGCATTAACATGTGGATTTTTAGGTCCATCACTAGACCTTCGCCTTTTGGATTTCCTATTTGATCTAGTAATTCCCGTATTACCGGCTCAAAACAATAGTACTCAGAAGAGTCCTTGACTGATAAGAAATCCGTTATAGGAATTCTATGAAGACCGCAGCCAAGGGTTGGAAGAACTTTATCGATATCTTCAGACATTTCTATCCTTCCTATGTTTTAGGCTAATCGCAAACCTCCCGCCACTATACTTAGCGATATAAGGGTGAAATTCCCCAGTATGGTCTTTCAACTGAAAGAAAATTGCCTTACCTTTGATATCGATGATCCTTGCGATTTCTGATGGGTGGCGGTCGAAACGCCTGAGCCAGACAATATCCCCTACTTCCAACTCTACGCCGAAAACATCGAACTTATTAGACCCACTCATTGCTCCACCTGCATTTCACCATGTAAAGGGCAAACCGGAACCGCGACTTCTAACCATTTTTTCGATAGGCGGTAAGTATAACCACATGAGGGGCATACCACTTTAAAAGTTGTTTTAGGTCGATCTTCTTTTGGTTTGTCTTCTAATGGCTGCATTTCTTTGTGCGGATAAGGTTCGGCCATTTGGTCTATTAACGGCTGAATCCAATTTTGGGATTCCTCAGTTCCAGTTGTACACCTCATAGGACCTTTGAGTCCCATTGCCAAAGCGCACTCCGCAAATTTTTTACCGTGTTTGGCTTCAACGCCTACGACCGTATGAACGATTTCGTGCACGAGGATATCACACACCTGCATCGGGTCAGAAACTCGTGGACTCACAAAAAGTTCAAACCTGTCTTTTGTATCTACACAAAGTCCGATTGCTTTTTTATTCATTCCAAACCCGCAAGAAACCTTTATGTCTGCTGCCACTGGGAAACCCCTCTTACTAAATTCGGGTTTCATTTTTTCCGCCATTTCGCTTAACCATTCTTCTCTGTTCATATTCCTCCTTTGTTATTTTCGATTCTAACTTTGAGACTTTATATTTGTCAATTAAAATTTTAATAAATGAAAAACCCCCGCCATTTCTGACGAGGGCTTCTTGTACAAATTAAAGTCCAAAGGAGATTTGAACTGTATTAGACTATAACATTGTACGAACTTTTGTCAACACAAATTTTACAATTTGGCTCGAACGGCACAATCTTTTGCTTCTAGGAGCTTTCGTAATGCCGTAGCCCGTTCAGCCCCGCTTGGTAAATTTTCGTGAAGGTATTCTGCTAATTCGCAGAAAGGCTTAGAAACTTCGGCCGGTTCCCCTTTCAAATGTTCATAAGTAAAAAATTTCATAATTGATTCTCTCATTTCGACTCCTTTTCTGTCCGTCCAATTCCTAATCCAAAATATAGGAATAGGAAGGAAATTATAGTACTTGTAATACCAGATATAAGTGCTATCTTATTAGCGTCCCAACTTTTAAATGCGCCCCAGTGCTGTCTTACTAAAATAAAGTCCCAAATGGATAAACCAGAGCTAATTCCAATGAATAAAGTCAAAAGTACTAAGGTTTTAAGCATTTAAGCTCCTTGTTCAGCCTATCCAAGTCTTCTTTGAGTCCTTCGATTTTTGATTCTAGGTGAGCAATTTCTCTCTGTGAATGGTATTCTACAGAATTTTTATAGGTCGGAGGGTGCTCCCTAAGATATTCCGAAACGGCCTTGAGTATGCTATTAGGGATATCCTCGACGGACCCATACGCACCTATGCTTTCGTCGTCCTCCGAATCATATAACCAATATAGCAAGTGAATTCTCCAAGCCTCGCCGTCCCGGTCCTTAGAAATAAGGCCGTGTCGTTTTTCAAAATCGCCGGTGGGGAACGGCCCAATGAGAAAGCCAGGAGGAATATTAGTGATAAATTTGCGAGCCTCTTCATCTTGTAATCTTGTGGCCTCATATCGCTCATCCAACATTCCAAATAAAATATCTACCAGCTCCGGGGTTATAGAATACGATTTCATATTTTTACTTGCTAGTGCGTTCGGATATTTCCCTACGGGTTTTGAAACAATTAACCATTCCGGCTTATTTTCTTGCAAAACATCAAGTTCGTAAGGGAGATCAGTCGAATCCTCATCCCTCTTTCCTTGGTACTTTAAAAGTTCTCTTAGTGACGAATCATCAAATTCAGACTTCAAAAAATCCATATTTCTCCTTTAATATTGTCTCGACGGTTTTATAATCCATTTTCCTATAGTTGTCCGCCAACCAAACGGATACTAGCGACCTTTTCATAGGTACTAATTTTTCAGTGTCCGCCGACCAAACGAATACTAATGACCTCGGTACTAATTTTTCCTTTAAAATCCAATGTTAGTACAGTTTCATCATCCCATGCAATGATACGAAGTCCCTTTTCTGCTATGAGCCTCATATTATCCTCATCCGTGAATTTATCTCCTCCGAAATCGTGAGGGTAATCGGGCGCATCGCTTAGGTCCCACTGGTCATAGAGTTCCAGTTCTTTTAAGCTCTTTGCGTTACTTACTAAGGTCGCATTTTCGACTTTAAAAATAAAGAAATTTGCTAGGGCGCATATTTCATTTGCATGGTCAAAATCTTCGACTTTCTTTGTTTCTATCAAAAAGTCCGGCCTGAGAGGTTCATACCCCTCAAGCTGAAGTCGGATTTTTTCGGCTCCGAGGTCTCTGTGCATCCAAAATTGCTGGATTTCTAGGGTGAATTTAGGTCGGCAGACTTCCCGGTTTGCTGTAAGACTAAAAATATACCCAAACAGGTCATCTTGTACCCGTGCCCAGCCGGTTGCAAAGGGTTCTTGTTCCACGGCCTCTAAGTTCAGGGTGATTGATCTTAGGGTATAGGCTTCGCTTTCACTAAACGATATCTCTTTACGCATCAATATCCTCCGCCCCCATTTCATTTAGCAAATTCGATATCTTTCTATCCAAATCTTCCTTTTGGACTCTCAGAAGTCTCAACGCTTCCGGCGCACCGAGCTTTTTTCTTACTTCGCACATGATTTCTTCGGCCTCGCCTTCTGATATCGCTTCACACTTGTGACCCTCGATACTACCCAATGAAAGATACTCCGCCAACAGTGTAGGTCCTTCAGGGCCGTCCTCTGGTGGAATTTCTAAATCTATTTCGGAACTTATAACCTCAAAGCAGCCTTTAAAGGGGTCGAAAATTTCCACATTTGCCTGAAGCACATCATATCTTTTTATAGTTTGAGAAGACAGGAAAGGGCGTAGTCGGATTACGGTTGTGAAAGCCCCTCGAACCTCACAATAGAAGGGGATATCTGCAGGGAGAACTTCCGTTAAAAAATAGAGATTCCGAAATTTAGCTTGTCGTTCGGCTCTTCTCTGTTCCAGTTGTTCTACCTTCTCTTTTAGTTTCATTTCCCCTCCTATGATAAGTATTAAATTGGTCTTGTAATCTTGTTTTGGACACATGAGTGTAAATCTGGGTTGTATTTAGACTAGCGTGGCCTAACAATTCTTGCACCGATCTAATATCCGCCCCAGCATTTAGTAAATGTGTAGCGTATGAATGCCTAATCATGTGCGGAGAAACGGGTCTTCCAACGCCTTTTGACTTAAAGGAGTCCTTAACCATCAGTTGTATCGCTCGAACCGATAATGGCCCTCCATTTTGATTGAGAAGTAGGCTATTTGACTCCGTTTTAAATTCGCCCCTCAAATCCAGATACTGTATTAACTTAGACTTTGCTGGCCCGGTTAAAAATACGATCCTCTCTTTTGAACCTTTACCGCGAATAATAATCTGGTCGCCCTGTTGCACCTGTTCTACAGTCAAACTTGCCAATTCGCTTACCCTCATACCCGTTGAGTACAAAAGCTCGATTATAAGGGGCTTTCTGAGGNCCCAAAGATCCTTTCCAGAAGTATTAGTATCCTCAAGAACTTTATCAAGTTCTACCTCATAAAGAAACTTTGGCAGTTTATGGCCTTTTTTGGGTGAGGACAGGGCTTTTGCTGGATTGGCAGTAGAATATTCGTTTTTATAGAGCCATTCGTAAAACGATTTTAGACTAGAGATTTTTCTGGAGATTGTTGAGGGTTTATAATTTTTACCGCCGAGGTGCTGTGCCCAGGGTTTCAAATCGGATACCTTCATACTAGATACCAAATCATTAGATAGGATTTTACCCATCTTTTCTTCGGTGAAAACTTGCCACTCGAATAAATCTTGGGCATAAGCCTTGACGGTAGCATCCGAAAAATTCCTTTCGGTCTTTAGGGTCTTCAAGTACGAAGGTACTAAGGTATTATTTTTCATTTTCCTCCTTTATCGATAATTCATCCTAATGTCGGAGAGTCCCACGAGTCAAGAATTATCTTTCTCATTGATATCTTTCTTCCAATCGTCGGGAGGCTGGTCTTTCTTTTTAGACTCTTTCACTTTGCTGCCATAACGAGTTTTTAAAAGTTGGGATTTCTCTGGCCCGATTCGTGTTTTCATCTGATTCTCCTTGGTGGTTTATAATTCTCATCGAGGTCGCCTTCCTCAGCATTTTTAGATGTGTCCGTAATTCTTTCCAATGTCTGAAGGATCTCTAGGTTATGTTGAGCAATAATTTCATACTCCCTATTCAAACGAATCAAAGAAACCATTTGGACAAAATTTACGATTTCAAATTTCTCCGGGTTGGCGGTGAATTTACCCCATGCTTTTGAAAATTGATTATCCCTCTGTAACCTTATAATATGGCCGGTTTCTTCGTAAAATCTAAAATACGCATAGTCTGAGGGTGCGACTGAAGACTTATCCCAGGTACAGAATCCTAGTTTTACAATATAAAAAGGCGCACCATTTTTCGGAGTTCCATCAACAAGAAAACCTTCACCGTATTTAAGTGTTTTCATTTGTCCCACTTCTGGGTATTCAAATACTTTCACTTTTTCGAGCTTTAGATTGTGATATTCACAACTTCGTTCGGTTCTTTCTATCCACGAGAGATATCTACCATAAATGGTTTTTTGTGCTTGAATTAGACTTTCTTTCTGGTATTCGACTCTTAGCGACTCATTATTTTCAATATTCCTTAAATTTAGTTTGGAGTCATTGGCACTTGCGATCGTAAAGAACTCCTCAAAGCCATTAACATAAGGAGAAAAAGAACAGGGTAATAACCCTTCGCCCTTTTTAAAATATAACCGTGCCCCGTCGATTATTACCGTGGGGAGTCGACATCGACGATTAAAGTTGGGGAGGTTTCTCTATGAACCCTAAGCCTAAATCCTGAGAAATCCCCTATTGTAAAGTTGCCTTCTGGTTTGAATAAACTTACAGTACGACCATTAAAATGGATAAAGAACAGTAAGGGGTTATCTCGAAATATTTGTCGAGGGAATCCGGGGGCTCCCACTGCCCACGCATTTTGTAATTTTTCTACTTTAAACTCTTTCATTTGTTCCCCTCTTTCGTGTCGGAAATATCCTTAACTTTTCCAATTCTAAACCTAAGACCCTGCACTTCCTCTCTACATTGCAAACCCATTCTGTATACCTCTCATCGATTGAGTCTTGAGCTGATTTTAAGTCTTCACCTTTAAAATTTATTTCTAGGGATTTGTTTGCTTTGATCGATCTTATATTAAACCTAGAGGTATCATAATCCGTATCGTCGGGGAAACATTTGAAATTTTTAAAAAAATTTGAATGAGAGCAGGGTATTTGAGATCCTCCCTTCTCTTTAAAATATAATTTTGTGCCATCGATTACCACCACCGGGAATTTGAGTCTAATACCCAATTCTTTATGATTAACTTCCGGTGTAAAATCAGAAAGGTCTATAATTTTGAGGGATTCATAAACCACATAGCGTCCAACAACCGTATCCCTCCCAGTAAGATTGTTTCCAAAATACAGGGGGATTGACAGTGGGCCTTGTATTTCAGATGGGTAGCATCGCAGGCTATCCAGAGTTACGGTCCAATAAGTTTCCCAATCTTCGGTTATGTCCATCTCCAATTCAAATCTTTCTTTCATTTGTTCCCCTTTTGTTTATAGTAAACACCCTCTTTATGCGTGCAATGTTTTCTTGACTGACTTCTATTTGGGCTTTAGCCTCTTCTATCTTAAGCATTTCCCTCTTTAACTGGGCATCGCACACCAAAGTCGGGAAGTCTAAAATATCCCGTTCTGACTCGATACTGTTCAATTGCTCAAGAGCTAAATCGAGTAGATCTGGGCTATCCGGTATTGCTTCGTAGTCGCCTTGGCAGTAATATAACCTAAACAAACAATAATCTTCGATTTCGGAGTATCCACGAAGGGGGATAGGATTCACTAAGTACAAACCCGAATTTTTAGGCTCTTTACCTCGCTCTGTACCTTTTAATAGTATGCACTGACCTTGTTTAAGATGTCTCATTTTTCTCCTCTATTCGGTATTTCAAATACCCAAGACTTCTTTAGTTTTAAGCCTAAATTCCCGCACGCTTTTTCTACGGAATCGACCCATTCTAAATAATCTTGATGGGTTATTTCTTGAACATTTTTCAGAACTTCTGGGTCGAAATTCACTGTCAGGGATTCATTCTTTTCAAGATTTGACCAGTCAAATTGAAAAGCTGAGTTCCAACTACTTGGGCAAAAACTCTCAAGATCCGATATATAACCCGTTGAGTCGCAGGGCAACAAAACTTTGCCCTTTTTAAGATATAACCTAGCACCATCAATTACTACAGTAGGATTTTTGACTTCAATAACAAGTTGATGACCATAGAAACGAGTCGATAATCCTGAAAAATCTTCAAACATAATGGGTTCTTTTGGCTCAAAGAAAGCGATAGGATCACCCCCACAATGAATTGGAATAACTAATGACTGCCGAGCTTTAAATACTTCACTGCCTGAAGTTACGATCCAGAACTTCCGGCCATTCACATCTTCCTCTACTTCTACTTTAAGCACCTTATTCATCCTCGCCCCCTGTTAGATCGCTAATATACAAACTATGGATACTAGATTCGCGCACTCTGGGACGAAGCTCGTAGAGGCTAATTGGTGACTCATCTTTGGCTCTTTCAAGTACTCGTCGAGCGTCTTTTTCATATCTTGAGGCTTTCGCAATATTACCTAATAATCTTTGTTCCAGTGCGGCTTCGGCATAAATAAACAATTCCTTCGCCAAATGAGGCCATTTCTTCTTGGTGTCTTCAATTCTCTTGAGATATAGATCCGCATCTTCTAGTTTTAAACTAGGAATAGCTTCTTTAATTATGGTTTCTTTTAAGGTGACTTCTGTGGAGTAATAGCCGTTCGATTCACCAAACCATCTAACTGTCACGGAATCCGAAACGGTTCTAAATTTATAAAAAGTCCATTCGCCGTAGTAACTTTCGCGCCCATCGGGTGCTGGGGATTTATTTGTGACTTTCTCGGCTGCGAGTATAACCTTATTTTCTAATAAAGAAATATCCCCATCTACACTCTCAAGGTAAACATCCTCACAACAATCCTTCTCGTGATGAAATTCTACGGTTTTAAAGTCGTTTTTGAAAATGATGGTATTGCCGTCCACTATAATTGAATCAAAAACTTGTCCTTGGATTTCCTTGATTACTTCAAACATCTTTCCAGCCTCCCTTCCCCAATAAACAGATCCTCCGAATTGGCCAAAAGCACCTCTTTAAAAACATAGGTGGCGGATTCTAAAATTTGATCCGAGTTGGATTCACTGGCATCAAAGACATACTGTAAGTTCTCGATATAATGGCATTTACCCTTTTTGTTCCTGATTAGGCAAGATCCACGATCACCATCTAACTTTTCTATTTTACCTTTAAGAATGATCGGGAATTCTAAATTTCGACCCGATAAGACCATAACCCAAACTTCCTGCCCAATCCTCAATTCTTCAATTTTCATAAATCCTCCTTCAGAATCAAATTTCTATATTCGACTGGTATATTCTTATTTATTTCATTCCTGATTGTCAACTTAAAAAGTTCGGAATTTTTAATTTCGTCCGGCAAAGGCCACTCTTTGAGGTGACAAACCGTAAATTGGAAGTCACTATTTTCTAAGGTATAAGTGCAATGAAAAGATAAATTAGAAACTTCTATAGTTCTGAGGTGTAAATGTTTCTCTAATCCATAGGACTTCGGGTGGCCAAACAAAGAAATGGAGACCTTAGAATTGAAATCTATTGGAAGATTGTGGAACTCCCCGTTAATTTCCATAGTTAAAGTTCGCACCTCTTTTAAGTCTCGTTCAAACTCTCGCACGGTTTTTATCCAATTGTCGATAATTTCGGATTTTAGTTGTTCGGATGTGGAACAGGTTTCATCTAACATTTTTCTCCTTTTTACGGTCATAATTTTGAATCCTAGCAGTAAATTTTTAGGGTGTCAAGAAATAAAGTTCTCTGGGGATGAAATGCTAAAGTTCGGGCGAGGTAGTTCAGGCGATAAAGTGCTAAAGTTCGGGCGATAAAGTGCCGGGTTCTCTGATGATAAGTGCTAAAGTTCGGGCGAAGTGGTTCGGGTGATAAAGTGCTAAAGTTCGGGTGATAAAGTGCTAAAGTTCGGGTGATAAAGTGCTAAAGTTCGGCGCGGAATTACTCTCTTGATTAAATGTAAATTCTTGCTTCGCGGACTTGATCAAGGGTGTCGTGGGGTGATGCCAATGGTCGCTTCGCGAACTTGAGGAAAAATTTGCGGAATCTACTCTCCTCCAGAACCTTTTTACATGGTTTTAGGGTGCAGGTCCTTTCCAGCGGTTATAACCCCTAGATAATTTCCCTTTAGGGGAAATATATCGTAGGGTTTATAATCCCCCTTCAAGTACTGCTCTCTAATTTTCAGGTGGTAATGTTAAAAATAACAATAAAACAATATCAAATAAAACTAATCACCCAAAACTTTAATCGTGGACCTCACCACCAAATACCCTTATAAATCGATTTTAGCCATTTTATAAGGTTCTTTACTACTTTCCTATACCTACCCACCACTCAGTAATCCTTAGCCCTTTATTTTGGCTAAATTTGAATAGAATCTGTTTTGGTACCAAATTTTCGCGGAAAACTCTTTCTCCCAGAACCTTTTTACATGGTTTTAGGGTGCAGGTCCTTTTCGGTGGTAATAACCCCTAGATAATTTCCCTTTAGGGGAAATATATCGTAGGGTTTATTCTTCCCCCTCAAGTACTGCTCTCTAATTTTTTGGAAATAATGTTATAAATAACAATAAAACAATATTACTTCAGCACAATAGCAATAGATACCCTCAAACCCTACCACCAGATACCCTTATAAATCGATTTTAGCCATTTTATAAGGTTTTTGGCCTATTCCCCATACCTACCTAGTCTAAATACCAAAGTAACCCTTATTTTGGCTAAATTCAATTCAACTCGATTTTTCGCGGAAAACTCTTTCTCCCAGAACCTTTTTACATGGTTTTAGGGTATAGACCTTTCAGTGGTAATAACCCCTAGATAATTTCCCCCTAAAGGGGAAATATATCGTAGGGTTTATTCTCCCCCATCAAGTACTATACTCTAATTTTTAAAATATAATGTTATAAATAACAATAAAACAATATTATTCCAGCCCTCAATTAACCATTGGATAGGCCAGGTCAGGCGAGGCAAGGTACCTATTGATCTAGCCCTCAATTAACCATTGGATAGGCCAG